CAAGAAAGGGGTTCTAACGAACCCCTTTTTTTATGGCATTGTAATATTAGTATTTTCCGTTCTTATTAATTCATCATTTACAAATTGAGACGATCTACCATATACCATTATATCTCTAAAGTCATTTAAGAAATCTTGTAGATATTCTCTCTTAAGCAAATAAATGCTTCTTTTTTCATTATTTAAACGTGTTTCATAAACATAATTTGCAATTCCTGTTCTAGTATCAGCAGTAGAAGGAGTTACATAGGATCCTGTTTCTCCATCTATACTATTCCAGTATGTTACTTTAAAATCAGATTGAACAACTTTACCTTCTGGTAAAATTACATGTCCTCTACCATCTTTAATTTCTTTTGTTTCATAATGATGAGTTTCGGATAGTCCCCCTTCAGAACCATACTTATTAAGTGCAAACTCATATAATTCCTGATCACTTAAAGGCCAATCATTTCTCATGTGAACTATATTGGCAGTAATTAAAACAACCCAATCTAATTCATCACTACCATAGTAATCTTCTGCTACATTTTCTGGACGAAATCCTATAGGTATTTCATACTTATCAAACATAGTGAAAACATTTTGTAAATCATCTCTTAGTTTTACTCTACGAAATAAATTTTTTACTTCAACATAATCCAAAGAAGAATTTTTGGATTTTAAGAATGATTGATATAATATGTTTGGTAATTCTTTAAAGTATGCCATTAGTATCCTACCGTATTGTCTCTATCAGAACCACTATCATCAAGATAATCAATATCATAGATTGGTTCAAGTTCTTTGAAGGTTAAATCCATAATCATAGCAATTGGTTCTTTATTTTCATATGTTGCATATACTCCTTCAGCAGTATAATTAACTGCTATATCAGTTAAGAAGCATTGCTTAAATTTATGAAGGAATGGATGATTTCTTCTTCCTGATTTATACCTTAGTTCAAATACGCTAGGTGTATCTAAGAATAATGCAGTACCTTGATTTGATGTAGAGGTTACTTTTGGTGCCATATTCATTTTAAAGGTTCTTATAATTAATTTTATTTGTTCTGCTTCATCTCTACTTCTTGGCATCATTTTAAATGAGAACCTAAAGTTTCTTAGGGTAGGACCGTTGAATAACAATTCCATATTTGGATTGAATACTTGTCCACTTTCTCTTGCTAATAGTTGATTAACTGATACGTTACCCCCAAATGTATTAACAACACTTGATGCTAATTTTTTAGTAATAAGTTTCCTAAGTTCCTCACCACCTACACCAGTAGCACTTAGTGTCTTTGTTAACATTTTAGATGCTGCATCTCTTGCATTTCCCAATTTAGTTTCACCTTCTCCTGGTTTAGCACCCAGTGCATCCCCTACATTTTCCATGAATCCTTGAGCACCACCTACTGCAGCACCTACTATAGTATTCATTTTAGAATCACCATAAGATGTTGAGTTACCATCTTGAATATTTGCTGGTATTTGTAATAGAATAGTTCCTTTATTAACTAGTGAATGATTAGATAATCCACCAGGAACATCTGATTTGCGTTTAGCTCTTCTACTACCAGGTGCACCTACATAAAAATCACCATCACCTTTTACTGGTACATATTTTCCAATATCAATTTGTAGATAATCTGTGGAATCCGTCATTGCTTCTAACGGATATCTTAATATACCACCTCTTGCCCATATTGGTTTTTTAATATTAAATGATATTGAAGAATTGGTAGGTTTAAATTTATTATGTTCTGATGCATTATTAAATGCATCTTTTTCAGTTTCCCCATAATTATCAGGAAGACTTCCTGGAACTGTATTTTTGTCTAATCCAAATTTTTTAGCACGTTTTTCAATTGCTTTTTTTCGAGCATTTATTATTCTTATTCTTTCTCTTTCTTCTCTTTTCTTTCGATGATCTTCTCTTCTTTGAGAACCAGTCTTTCTTCCCATTATCGACCTATTTCTTGAATTATTAGTTATTTAGACGGATTTTTCCATAAGGTATTCCACGTAAGGATTCTATCTCATTTGAAGTAACCGTATGTAGGTTTCCAACTACTTCTTGCCATGTATATTGTCTTACATTTCCCCAATGAAAATTTAATCCTTTGAAACCCCAATTATAAACATCTGTGACTGCAACTAGAGGAAATTCATCATATTGGATACCAGGTGTTTTGGGTTGATAAACAAAAGTATAATAGTTCCCTGCCTCAGGGACTGCTTCTGTTTGAGGCAGTGCTTCTAGTATTTCTAACATTAAATCATCTGGACTTTCAATTCCAATTAAGTTATCTGATATTTCTGCGATTCTATCCATTACTTAATACCTAGTTCGTTTTCTGTTAATACCTTAAATTCTACCATTCTATCTTTACAATATTCTGTTGCTGCTTCCCATTTTGCTTGATTCTTTGCATACTCACATACTTCACGAATATATGATTTAGTTTTTATTTTTTGTACTTTAGGTTCTATGCATTGCTTCTTTGGTTTTATTTCAATTACATATTTTTTAACTTGCCCATTACTTTCTCGTACCTTAATATAGAAATCTGGAAAGTATCTATGGTATCTATTATCTATTGGTGACTTGTAAGGAATAAAGAATTCTTCACTTCCCCATTCTAAAATATTTTTATTACTATCACAATATTTCATGAACTTTAGTTCCCATAAAGAACGATATATTATGTTGGTATAATCTCCTTTATACTTCTTAGGAACACTTGGTCTGAATTTTCCTTTATAAGCCATCTAAATAGAAATAATATAAGACTCGTAAGGTATTTAGAGTGGCAAAGGGTATAGTACAAAGAATCACGATGGATGAAGTCAAGGAGAAACTTGGCAAGCTGTCGTTGACGAATCAGTATCAAGTTAACTTCTCATCTTTGAATAAAACTATAAGTGATTATCTTCAAAAATTGGGAATTGATAATGCTAAAAATTTCTTATCTAGAGATTTGGGTTTATTATGTTCTGATGCATCATTACCTGCTAGTGCATTTGCAACTGGTGAAGTGAAGGATAATTTTATGGGTATTCCTCAAGAGTTTGCTCATACTCGTTTATATACTGATATTGATTTTACTTTTTATGTTGATGAAGATTATACTTCATTGAATATCTTTGAGGGATGGATGGATTATATTTCTGATGGTGCAGACGTAGATCCAGAAACAAAGAATTTCTATAGAAGATTTAGATATCCAGATGATTATAAAGTCAATACAATGACAATCACTAAATTTGAAAAGAATCTTCAAAGAACTTTGATGTATGAATTTAAGAATGCTTTTCCTAAATCAATTACATCTTTACCTGTTACTTATGGTACAGCAGATCTTTTAAAAGTGACAGTTAACTTTAATTATGATAGATACGTTGTAACAAGAAGTGGTAGTACACAACCAGAATATAGTATATTACCACTTACAAATTCATAGTTAGAATTACCCCTATAAATAAATTTACTGAAGTGTGAAAACATTATGCCATTACCAAAGATTAATACTCCAACTTATGAGTTGACATTACCTTCTACAGGAAAAAAGATTAAGTATCGTCCATTTCTTGTTAGAGAAGAAAAAATTCTCATTATGGCGTTGGAGACTGAAGATACTGAACAGATAACAAATGCTGTTGTTGATATAATAAGTGGATGTATCCTTACAAAAGGAGTTGATGTTACTAAACTTGCTACTTTTGATATTGAATACTTATTCTTAAATGTTCGTTCAAAGTCAGTTGGTGAAAGTGTTGAGGTTAATGTAATTTGTCCTGATGATAATAAAACATCAGTGCAAGTTGAAATTGATATTGATTCTATTAAAATCCAAAAAACTAAAGGACATAAAAATATTATTAAACTTGATGATCAATACTCTATGAAACTTAAGTATCCATCACTTAATGAATTTATTGATACTAATTTTGAATCTAGTGAGGAAAGTGATGTAAATAAATCATTGAATATGATTACTAATTGTATTGAGATGATTTATGATAAAGAGGAGAGTTGGGATGCTTCTGATTCAACTAAGCAAGAGTTAGAAGAATTTATAGAACAATTAAATAGTAAACAATTTAAAACTATTGAAAACTTCTTTGAGACAATGCCTAAACTTTCTCATAAAATTAAGGTAACAAATCCAACGACTGAGGTGGAATCTGAAGTAGTGTTGGAGGGGTTGGCAAGTTTTTTCACCTAAGTATGGCTCATACCAATCTTGAGTCATACTATAAAGTAAACTTTGCCTTGGTTCAGCATCATAAATACTCTTTAACAGAGATTGAAAATATGATTCCTTGGGAGAAGGAAGTTTATGTAACGTTATTAAGACAGTATATAGAAGAAGAAAATTTAAAGCAAGAACAAAGTGGCACTAATTAATAGTCTAACAACTAGACCAAAATTAAATATAAGTAATATCAAATCTCCTTTTGGTAGTAGTGCCACTATACCAAAAATTTCTGCTGGACCAATTGCAAAGGCATTAGGACAAGGGATATCTAAACCTAAAACGAGTCCACTTAATATTGATACTTTCCAAATTAAGACAAATATACAAAATATAGATGCGAACATAGCTTTGCGAAAACGCATTGATATGTTATCTGGAGCCGTATTCAATATAAATCAACAGTTATCAGAAGTTAATGCGATAATAGGAGATATTGGTAATGCTTTAGCAATGGATTTTGCAAATAGAATTACAGAACAAAAGCAAGATAATAAAGCATTAAGGGCACAGGCAAGTGCAGAGAAAACAAGTCTTGCTGAAGGTGCATTAGAAAGTACAAAAAAAATTGGAAAGGGTATAGGATCTGGAATAACTGGTGTTGCTTCTTCGGTTGGAAAGACATTAGGGTTGGGTAATATATTAAGTGCTGCTAAAATTCTTGCTGCTGGTGTTGCAATTAATGCATTATGGCCTAGTTTAAAGAAGATATTTGATTGGTCGATGAATAATCTTGATAAGATATTGTTAGTTGGTGGAGCAATTCTTGCTCTTAATGTTGTTAGTGGAATTGCAGGTTTACTTAAAATTGGATCTTTATTTTTAAGTCCTTGGTTTTGGGCTGCAATGGGAATAGTAGCTCTCTTAGCAGGAGGTGCTCTTCATGCAAATCAACAACAAAGACTTAGACAAAGTTTTAATGAAACTCATGATGATGAGATTACAACTGTAGAGGAGTTTAGGGAGGAAAATAAAGGTAAACCTCCAAGCAAGAAAAAACTTAATTTAACTCCAAGTCAGGCATATCTTGAAATGAGTGGACAAGTTTATGGTGGATCTGCATTACCATTTAATAAGGGTGGAATAGTTCCTGGTTCAGGTAATACTGATACTGTTCCTGCAATGTTAACTCCTGGTGAACTTGTTATTCCTAAAGAATTAGTAGGAAGATTTACACAATCTAAGATAAATTTACTTGAGATGGATTTACCTACTATTAAGAAAGAACCAACTTTGAATCAAGTAAACCCACCATTACCAGAAACAACTGAAGTTGAATATATTTCCTCAATTAATCCTTTGAATTCCTATATGACTACAACGCCAGAATTACATGGAATTTGTGCGTAAGATCATGACAGCACTAAAAGAAGCAAAAAAACTTAAAATAACAGTAACCAATCTTAGAAGTGTTCTTATAAAAAGAACTAAGAGATTGGCTAATTTAAAAAAGATAAATTCAAGAGATCAAAATAATTTATTTTCAATACAGAGAAGAAGAAGTAGAGAAAAGAGATTAGAATCTCCTTTAAAATCAATTACTAAGAAAATAGTATCACCAATAAAGAAAATAGTACCTAAATTAAATATTGGAAAAGTTGTGGGTTTACTTTTTACTGGAGTTGCAGTAAATGCGATTATGAATAACATGGATAAAATAACAGAAGGTGCTAATAATTTAAAAGAAAAAGCAGATTCGTGGTTTGGTGGTAATAAAAGTAAGTTAAATAAGATGGAAAAAGAATTAGATAATATTGATACTAATAAATTACAAAATATGTCCGATAAATTCTTTAATAATTCGAAATTATTAGATGAAGAATTGTCAAAATTTCAAGGTGAGAGATCAAGAATTAAAGAAAGCAGTCAAGAAGAGAATAAAAGGCGTTTAGAAAAAACATTTCAAATGGGTGTTTTAACTCCTGGTGGAATTAGTAAGAAAGAGAAAGAAAAGGCAGGAAAAATTTTTGATACGGATATGATTGTTCCAGAAAATGAAGATGTTAGTAGTGGATTAATGGATAGTAAGTTGTTTGCACAACGTGATACTACTCTTGTTTTCTTGAATCAACCAATAGAGGTATAAGATAAATGGCAGGAAGTGCAGCAAGAGCATCAATATATGAAAAGATGTTCATTCAAAAAGAACCTGGTAGGGGTGCAGATATAAAGGGAAAAACTACAAGTTTTGATTATTATGAAAGTGTATATTCTCCTGAAGTATCTGGTACTTTGACATTTTTTGATGCTGGTTCATCTATTTCTGCACCAAAAGAACAAGATAAGCAGCAAAGAAAAGGAAGTATTAAATCTTCATTACCTCTTACTGGATATGAAAAATTAATTGTAAAAATAGCATCTAAATCTGGTACTTTAGATTTAACAAAAAATCCACTTATAGTAAATGGTGCACCAACTATTTCTCAAGAAGCAAATCGACAAACTGTTTTTCTTCCACTTAAATCTGGTTCTACATATGAAAATTTAGATATTAAAAATGATTGTAAGAAGTACGAAGGTCCTACAATTAGTGCTACTGTTAGAGCAATTTTAAAAGATTTAAATATATCAGAATCGAGAGCAGATATAGAGGATACTCAGAATAATTATAAATTTATTTCTGCTGCAACTGGTGGATTAGATTTAATAAATGATTTATGCAGAAGATCTATTCCTAAGAATGGTGGAGATCCTGGATTTTTCTTTTATGAAACACAGGATGGTGTTAACTTTAAATCTATTGATACTTTAATATCTCAAGATGAAGTTGAAACTTATACTTATAATGGTGCTTTAAAAGCAAATATTGATAATGATGAAAATGATTTTAGAATTGTATTACCACCAAATGTTATTAAGGATCAAGATATTGAAGATGCATTAAAGTGGACTAATTCTCGTAATGTATTTTTTAATCCACATACTCTTGAAGTAGAAGATAGTATATATTCTATTAAAACAAATCCACCCAAACAAACTTTAGGTAAAAGAGTTCCTTACACTAATAAATTAAAACCTAAATCATATAGTACCACTAACTATCATGTTTTAGATATTGGTAGTTTAAATCCTACTGATATTAATCCAAATAATGATCCAAGAGCATGGCAAGCAAAATCTCCTATGAGATATAATCTTCTTCATTCTCAATTAATGGAAATACAAGTCCCATGTAATTTAAAATTAAGAGCAGGAAATGTAATTAGATGTGAAATTGAAAGGCAAGGTGATTTAAATGAATTAGGTGCATTGGATGAACAGCAAAGTGGTAAATACTTAATATTACATTTGTGTCATCATTTTGATACTACTAGATCATATACTTCTATGACTCTTGCTCGTGATACTTACGGACTATACGTTAATAACAAATAGATATGGCATTAAAGAAGACATTTTTTGGTAAAGATATATCTTTTTGGATTGGGAAGATAGTAAATTTTGATGCTCAGAAAGCCCAACTTTCTGGTGCAGGTGGAGAAGAATATTGGGGATGGAGATATAAGGTTCGTATTATAGGAGAATATTCTGAGAATGATGATGTTCCAGATATAGATGTTCATACTGCAGTTGCATTAATTCCAACAACTGGTGGAACAGGTGCTGCAGGTAGATTTGCAACTATAAGATTATCTCCTGGTGATATGGTTCTTGGTGCTTTTTTAGCACCTAATAAAGGATTTCCAGTTATTTTATCTGCTTTTGGTAGAAATCAAAAGATAAGTCAAATTGATGGTAAATTTGCTATAGAGAGTGGATTTGATGCAACTATAGATCCAACTGGTATAACAGGTACACAAGAATTTAGTGGTAATAGTCAAGTAGATACTCCTACATTGGGAGGTCCATCTAAAGGACCTGGCAATGATGAAAGAAAATCTCCAGATGATAGTTTAGAACAACAAGGTATAAGTACTGAGAAGGAACCAGTTGATGGTGCAATACCAGAACCAAAAACACCATTGACAAAAGTAGGTGAAGAATTTGTTAATAGTGATACTCCTTCAAGAACTATAAATGATATACGAAGATTGTCTGCTGAGAAGAGAAGGAAAGCAGAAGAAAAGGATTATTATACTGATAAGAATGGTATTACAAGAGTAAGACCAGATTCGCCTATAATGGAAGAATTAAAGGCAGAACGTAATATTAATAAATCGAGATTTGTCTATAGTAAAGTTGATAGAGATTTAAATATAAGCAATTCAAAAGATGTTGCATTAGGAATTTCTGATGGTGCTGATGAATCTGAAGTAAAACAAGTTCAATATAAGATTGGAAGAGAATGTCAAAGATATGATAACCAAGAATATAATGCAGATAACGGCAAATGGGAAGATCCCTTTGATGAAGCTGCATGGGAAGATGCAATGAATGCAACTCAAGAAGAACTTGATGAAGCATTTACTATGTATTAATACCTCTAATAAATAATAAAAGGAGATACTTTATAAAATGTCTGCAACACTTAAACCAGATTATCTATCAGCATTTCAAACTGAAACATTTACTAATCTTATGAAGATTAATCCTAAAGGTTGGGATAAACAAATTAAAGATATTACAGATAATTATGGTGATCAATTGGGGGTTGTAAATGCATATACTAATGAGGAAATAAACTCTTTTACTACGGAACAATTTGATTTATATTATAATAATAAAAAGTTTTTTGAGGATGCAATTGGAGAATCTGAGGAAGAAACTGATGCAAAGATAAAATGGTTGAATAAGACTAAGAATAGTCCAGCAGCTAAATCAGGTGCATTTACTGATAATGAAAGATGGGAACAATATAAAAAGAATAATCCCGATTGGAATAAGAAAGATAATGGTGTAGGAAGTGATAGTGATACTACAGGTAAAAAAGAACCTAAGGCAAATCCTTGTAAAAACAATTTCTTTAGTGATGTAGAAACAACTTTAGATAATTTTATAAATTTAATATCTAGAGCTCAAAATATTGATATTGCTGGTGAAATTAAAGGAGTAACCAAATTAATTAGTGGTAAGGCAAAGAAATTTGTTGGGCAAATGTCAAATGCACTTTCTGAAGGATTAACTTCGTGGGTGAGTAATGGATTAGATATGGGTGCATCGAAAATATTTAATGCAATTCCTAAATTTAATAAAGCATTGAAAGCAGTTGTTGGATGGCAGAAAGGTTTGATAGGACCGATTAAGAAAATATTTGATGCAGTTGGTTGCCTAGCAAATAAAGTTACAAATGGATTAAAAGATACTATCACTGATATGCTAACTGGTATGGCAAAGAATGTATTGAATGGTGTTGCTTGTGCTGCTCAATCATTTGTAGGTGCAATAACTAATAAGATAACTTCGATGATTGATGGGTTTGTTTCTCCTTTTACAGGTCCATTAAGTAAATTAATGGGTGGTGCAATGAAAATTAAAGGTTTACTTGGTAAAGGAGTTAATATAATGAAGAAGATTGGTAATTTCTTTAATTGTTCAGATTCCAAAAAAGAATGTCCTGCTACTGATAATTATATTGTTGATGGAAATGCTGAAAAACCAAAAGGAACTAATGAGCAACAAGGTTTTATGAAAGGTGCCTTTAGATCTGCAAATAAGGCATTTGACAAAATAGAGAAAGATGGTTTAATTGATACATTAATTCCAGGTGAAGGTGGACCTATTTCTGGAATTACAAAACAAGTAAATAAATTTGAAGAAAAATATGGTAAATGGGAAGTGTTTGGTTCTAAGGTTGGTGATGCTGATACTAATCTCGATGCCGAATGTTATGCTGGAAATATATTTAAATGTGGTGCACCTAAAATATCATTATTTGGTGGAAATGGTGTAGGTGGTGCAGGAAAGGTTCTTCTTGGTAAATTTATAGATAAAATCGATCCAGAAGATTTGTATGGTGATATTAGAAGAACTGGAAGTATCATTGGTGTTAAGTTGGATGATCCAGGTGAAGGATATACTGAAGCACCTTATGTTTCATTTACTGATAGTTGTAATCAAGGAAAAGGTGCTTTTGGTAAGGCAATTATTGATAAAAATATAAATTCTCCTACTTATGGGCAAATTACCGATATTATTATCACTAGTGAAGGTGAAAATTATCCAGTTGATTCTCCTGCAGAAGTAAGTGAAGTTTATATTGATAAAGTTATAGTTGAAGATCCTGGTGTTGGTTATGATGCTGCTTATATTGATGATGAATGTTTAGAACTTAATATTAAAGATGGTAGAATTGATAGTGTTGATATTAAGTGTCAAAAACCATATACCTATATACCACAGTTAATAATTAAAAATCCTGGTATAGGTGCTATTCTTCGTCCTGTTATGAGTACTCAAACTAGAATAGTTCAACAAGAACTTATTCAATCTATTGATTGTGTGGGTGATTTCCCTAATCCTGGAGATTCATAATGGCACAAGAGAACCGTATATTAGAGGGATTAAATCAGCAATTTCTTATAGAATCTGGTACAGATACTGTAGGTGCTGCTGGAAAAACAGCGTATATGTTACGCTCAGTTACAAAAGATGGTGTAAAATATAATCAAAGTCTTCATGAGGGTAGTGGTTTATCACGTCAATATGCAGATAAAACACTACAGGTAGAGTGTGGTGCTAAAGGAGCATCTGAAGGAAAGGCAAAAGATGCATATGCATTAATAGCACATAATGGTGATGCTAATATTATTGCTTCTAAAGGTGCTGTTTTAATTAAAGGTACTCAAATTACACTTGATGCTGATGATATTGTTATTCAGGGTAGTAAAGTTCGTATTGGATATGAAGAACCAGGTGCAACTGATGAAGTTGTAATTTTTGGTGATAAGGTTCATGTAACTACTAAAGGTGGTAATATTGGTGATATACTTAGAACAAGTAATATGTTTGCAGCATTTTCTGGTAGTTTTGTGACTAATAGTCTTGCTGGAAAATTAGCAGCAGGATATGCATCAGGTGGTCTTGGTGGTTTTAGTCTTGGTTCTATTGCTAAAACTGCTGCTACTGCATATGGTGGTCCTGTGGCAGGTATAGCTGCTGAAACAGCAGTTAATAGTTTAACAAGTTAGGGAATAATATATGACACAGAATTACGGTAATCAAAACGCACATGATGGTGATTCCATATTTGAAAATGTTTTTATCTATGGAAAACTTCACTATGATTTTGATGGAGATACTGGAATATTTAAAGATCTACAGGTTGATACTCTAAAGGTTCTTAAAAATTCAGAGTTTGTTGGTGTTGCTACATTTAGAGATGATGTCTTTATTGAAGGAAAATTAGATACTGAATTTGCATTAGTTAGACAAAGATTAGATGTTGGTGTTGCAGGAACTGTATTATCTGCTGATGCAAATAGTATTGGTAGGGTTGGTATAGCTAATACTTTACCTATTCATAGATTCCAAGTTGGAGGACCTAATACTAGTGGTACTCCTGTTAGTGGATTTCCTCTTGAAGGTGAAGATAAAGCTTTTATAGTATCAAGTGATGGTACCGTTGGAATAGGAACCACAGATCCTCTCAATTTCCCAAGTTATAGTGCTAGTCATGGAGCACTAAAGATGGTTGCTGCTGGTAGTATAAAAATTGATAGAAACATTTATGACTCTGCTGATTCTGTTGGTTTTAATGGATATTATTTAAAGAGAGATGGTGAAGGTATAAGATGGGCAGAAGCATCTCCGATTGCGATGGAGGGAATATATGTTCAGGATGAAGGTAATTATCTTCCAACTGTTGGAACTGCTCAAACATTTTCTACTATTAATTTTGTACAAGTTAATAGTCTTGGAGTAGGTACTGATACAGTAGTTGCTATACCTGATCCAGATAATCCTACTGATATTGCTAGAATACAGACTAGTGATTTGTGGGGATATACTAGTGCTGGTGATGCCAATAGTCCAATCTATAGAATGAGTAAGGTTGGTATTAACATTGCCATTCCTGATAAAGAGTTAGATGTAACTGGAGAAATTCATGCTACAGGTAATGTTGATTTTGATGCTGATTTAAATGTTGATGGAAATCAGCAACTTGATGGCACTTTGAATGTAGATGGTGCTACAACACTTAATAATACACTAGATGTGGATCTTGCCACAAGACTTAGGGATACGTTACAAGTTGATGGTGCTACTGATCTTAACGATACATTAGATGTAGATGGTAAGGCAACATTTAATGATATTACACAGGCTACTAGTATTACTGATGGTGGTTCAGTAACAATTGATGGTGGAACTGCTATTGCTAAAAAATTATTTGTTGGTGGTGATACTAAGATTGAGTCGGTTACACAAGCTACTAGCACGACAAGTGCTGCACTCGTAGTTGGTGGTGGTGTTGGTATTGGACTAAATCTTCACGTTGGTGGTATAGGTAAAATAAACAGTAATGCAACATCTACTAGTACAGCAAGTGGTGCACTTGTAGTTACTGGTGGTACTGGTATTGGAGAAAATTTATGGGTAGGTGGATATGCAAGAGTTGCTTCTACTCAAGGATCTACTGATAAAGATACTGGTTCTCTTGTAGTTGAAGGTGGTGTTGGTATTGAAGAAAATTTAAATATTGGTGGTAATACTCCCTCAACTGATAAAGATACTGGTGCTCTTGTTATAGAAGAAGGTGGACTTGGTGTTGAGGAAAATGTAAATATTGGCGGTGAGATAAAGGTAGATTCAGATACGGATTCTACAAATTGTGTTACAGGTGCTGCTGTTGTTACAGGTGGTGTTGGTATTGGTGGAAGTGTTAATATTTGTGGTGATGCAACTGTTCATGGAATTACTGAATCAAATAATAAAGATACTGGTGCACTTGTAGTTGAAGGTGGTACTGGTATTGAAAAGAACTTAAATGTTGGTGGTAATACAAGATTATTAGGAACTTTAGAATTAGAAAATTCTATTATTGATAAGTTAAACGATGCTGGTTATGATATTGCTCGTGCAAAAAATGATTATAGATTATCTGCTGTAGGTGCTGGTGTATCATGGAGACCTTCTGGTGTAGATACTGAAAATGCTATTTGGGTTACTGTAGACGGTGACGATAGTAATACTGGATTCTTAGAAGGTGATGCAAAGAGAACTGTTGGTGCTGCTGCATCTATAGCAAAAGAAGGAGATACTATTATTATTCGTTCTGGTAGTTATACTGAAAATAATCCAATTGGATTAAGAACTGATGTTTCTGTATCTGGTGAAGATTTAAGACTTGTAACTATTATCCCTGAGAATAGAACTAAGGATGTCTTCCATGTTAGAAGAGGATGTTTAATACAAAATATTAATTTCTCTGGTCCTCCTGATGATGGTAAAGGTGGAGTTTCTTATGCTCATACTGGTGCAGGTGCAGTTGCTTTCCCACCACCTGCAGGTGCTGAAAGTGCAGTGACTGGTTACTTAGAACCAGGACCAGCGAATGAAGGTGCTACTGGTAGGTGGAAGTCTCCATATATTAGAAACTGTACTAACTTTATGAGTAAGAGTATTGGTATGAAAATTGATGGTGATAATGCTAATGCTGATTTTACAGGAACTAATAATTTAGGGCAAGATTTGAAATCTATGGTTTGTGATGCATTTACTCAATATAATGAAGCAGGTATTGGAGTATCAATTACAAATAATGCATATGCTCAGTTAGTTTCTATTTTTACTATTGCTTCTGATATTGGAATATCATGTAGTAAAGGTGGACAATGTGATTTAACAAACTCTAACTCATCTTTTGGTAATTATGGGTTATTTGCTGATGGTGTAGGTGATACAGAATTTACTGGAACAGTATTTAAATCGGCAATTGCTGATAGTGATTCTTTTGAATTAACTAATGTTCAAGATTCTCTAAGTAGATTTAGGAAACCATTTGATGGACAAGGTTTATTTTTTAAGATTAATTTAGCAGATTATAATGATACTACTGCAACAGGAACTTTAACTCAACCTTTACAATTAATTAGAGGTATTAGAGTTATTAATGGTGGTAATCCAGGAGATTATTTTGCATCCGCACCACCAGTTATTACTGTTCCAAATCCATTAGGACCAGAAGCTATTCAAGCAGAATTTTCTGCGAATGTGAGTGCTGCTGGAACAATTACATCTGTTGATGTTGTTGCTAGTGGTAGAAATTTCTTGCCAAATCAATCATTTACTGTTAACATAACAGGAACAGGAAATGCTGTACTTGAAGCAGATACAGATCCTATTTTATATACTGTAAATGTTGCTACTGAACCAACATCTGTTGGACTAACAACAGTAACATTTGATCAGTTTATTCCTTATGAAGTTCCTTCTGGAGTAGATATTGAACTTGTAAGATTAAGTAGAATTATAACCAGTTCTCATTCATTTGAATATATTGGTGCTGGTACGGATATAAATAAAGCGAACCCCTTCCAAGGTGGAGAACCTAAACCTGAAAATGAAGTAGTTGCAATAAATGGAGGTCAATGTCCATTTACAAGTACGGATCAAAAAGGTAACTTTAGAATTGGTGATGGTTTAACAGTTGATCAAACAACTTCAACTATTCGAGGAAGAGACTTTAACAGAGCAATTCAAGCACAATTAACACCATTAATCCTAGCGTTGAGATAATATGGCAATAGCACCAGTAAATAAGTTTATATCAGTAATGGTTCCTGTGGCACCAGGATTGCAGAAATTGTATGAGGTTCCTACAGGAACTTCTGCGTTGGTATTGTATGCTCAAGTTGCTAATGTTGGTGTAGGTACATATCCAACAGTTACTTTTTTTCAGAGAAGAGAGTCTAGAAGTACGGGACTTACAAGGGATATAAGAGTTATAAAAGATGTAGAGATTCCACCTAATGATGGTGTAATCTTAGTTGATGGTAGAATGGTATTAGAAAAAACACCATTGATTGTTGACAGAATATATGTACAAGGAACTCAAAGTGGTTTAAGTACAATTACAGATGTTGATTATTGTGAACCATTGGGTATTGCTACAATAACAACAATAGGTAATCATGGTTTTTCTGCTAATGATCAAATTACTTTAGGTGGAATAGTATTTGAGTGTACAAATAATAATTCAGGTATTACAACAACAATATTTCCAGATCCACAAGCATCTTATACAGTAGATGTGGTAAATGATAGTAAACAATTTACAACTATTGTTGGTAGTGCAAATGGTATAATTCATACTTATAAAGCTGCAATTCATGAATTTGTAAAAGCTGATAAAAATTGTATTCATCAACAAAGTACTGGTGTTAAGTTTACTCCTAGTTTTGCTACTTATGAACCATCAACTGGATCATTAGTTTTAACTATGAATAATCATGGTATGACTGCTAGTGCATCATCACATACTCCAAATGGTGCAGAATATGATGCTGTTTCTGGTATATTAACAGTAACTACTGCAGCAGCTCATGGGTTTTCAAGTGGAGATTTAATTAGGTTTGATGATGATGCATTAACATTCAGTTGTACAATGGATTCTGGAACTAAAACTTATCCTCGTTCAACAGATCCTGTTAGTGGTACTTTTAAACCAATTACAGTAAATAGTGGAACAGAATTTGAAATGAATGTTGGTACATCACCAATTGTTAACTTTACACCAACTGATGCTGAATATAATGGTGTTGCTGGTATTTTAACTTGTACTATTGGTAGTCATAATTTAAAAGTAAATACAAGTGTCAAGATAGCAACAGAATCTATTAAATTTACTTGCTCTCAAGATGCTCATGCTTCTATAAAATCTTATCCAAGAGCAAGTGGTTGTACTGGACCTAATTGTGTAGGTGGTGCTGATCCTTTTTATAATAAAGCTGTTAATATTACTGCAGTAAGTGATACAACTATTAGTTTAAATGTTGGGCAGACTTCTTCTGGTGGTATTCATACATTTTCATCAGCAGATCCTAATGCAATTATAAGTGGTGGTGCTTATGAGCATAGTTATGTTAGTGCTCAACCTAATTCTATGAAGAGAACCACTGAGGCTATTGGTATTGATACTGGATCCATATACTTCACATGCAGTCAAGATGGATTTGCGACAGAACATGCATATCCTCGTGTAACAGATCCTATAGTTGGTATTATGACTAATTTTATAGAGGCAACTACCAATACAATTACCGTTAATGTTGGACCATCAACTTCAGGTGGACTTGCTGCTCCACTTCAAATGGAATTTCTTGCAAGTATTCTAGAGAATAGTAATGCCTAAGTATTTAAGTGGAAGGGTTAAAAGAACCCCTCAAAATAAATTAACGGATGATAGATACACATACCTTGGATTAGAGCAGGCTGAACCAAATCTTGGTGATCCTACTCTTTCATTACCTTCTGTTCCTGTGGGGCAGCAGTATGAGATGGTTTCTTTTGTAGAACATCCAGGAGAAAGATATTGGGTTGTAAAGAGTGGTGGTATAATACCTGGTTCTATTAGTTTATATGATGAAGGAAGTCTTGTAGGAACTGCTAATAGTGTTACTCAAGTTGATTTTCGAGGAAATGCAGTAACTGCGATTGCTGATCCTTATGTTGATGGAGTATCCACAGGTGTCGCTGGAACTATTACAATTAGACCTCCTGGTGATAATGGAAGTGTTTTATTTAAAAGTTCTGATGATTTTGCAACATCTGATGGATTAACATTTAATGATTCTGGAGATCGTCTTAGTGTTGGTGGATTTTTAGATGTTGGTGCTTCTAGACTTCAGGTTGATTCTGTTGGAGTAGGTATATTAACTGCTGCTCCCACACAAGAATTGCATGTTGTTGGTGATATTAGATTAGAAGGAACCATTTATGATGTTGAGAATAATCCTGGTACTCCAACTAATTTATTAACTAGGGGAGCAGATGGTGTTGAATGGATTAGTGCTACTGCTACTACAACTGGTGCTGGTGGTACAATATACCAAGTTCAGTATCATAACACTGCTGGACTTGTAGATGGTGCATCTAAACTTGTCTATACTGCAAATAACGATAGAGTAGGTATTGGTAGTACTCAACCTACTACCTTATTAGATGTTTTAGGTCCGTCAATATTTACTGATGGTGTTACTATTGATAGATTATATGTTACTGGTATATCTACATTCCTTAATCTTATTGAAGCTAATGGTGGTGTAACAGCATCAACTGCAAGAATTTCTGATTTAACTCAGGGTAGAGTTGTTTATGTTGGTCCTTCTGGTGAATTAGTAGATAGTTCTGATTTAACATTTGACGGTTCTCTTGTTAGTACTGGTGTAAATGTTTCAGGAACGACTACTACTGTAAATTTAAATGCAACTGGTATAGCGACTGCAGGAAATATAAAGATATCAGGAAATACTGTACAGACATCAACTGGAGGATTAACTTTAGATTCTACTTCAGGTACAGTAACTGTTGCTGATATATTAGCTGTATCTGATACAACATACTCAGATGATAAAGATAGTGGTGCAGTTGTTATTGAGGGTGGTGTTGGCATTGAAAAAAATCTCAATGTTGGTGAGAATTTTAAATCTATTGGAGTTACAACATTAGCATCAGCAGGTGGTATTACTACTACAGGTGGAGACTTATATGTTGGTGGTGATTTATATACAAGTGGTAGCACTATTGTTGAAAGTGGTGTTTTCCAAAGACTTTTTGTAAGTGGTATTTCAACATTTAAAGATGATGTAGAATTTCATGGTAATACAGGTGTTACATCTGTTTTCTTTGATAAAGATGAAGATTCATTAAAGATATTAACTGGAAGTAAATTAGTAGTTGGTACAGATAATTTAGCAGGTTCTAACCATGTAGATATTTACAATAGTGGTGGTTCTAGTTACATAAGTGGTATTGGAACTTTTGATTTAAAAATTAATAGTGAAACTGTACGAATTGGTGGAAATAGTGGTAAGAGTAGTTTTGTAGGTATTGAGAGTGGATCTTCAATATTATTTTTTAATGATGCTAATAAATTACAAACTTCTGGAATCGGTATTACAGTAACAGGAGTTACTAGTACAACTAGTGCATATGTCACGAGTGCTCTTACTGTTGATGGAGATACTCGATTAAATGGAAGTAGTATTTACTTAGGTAGTGATGATTTAGATAATATTTATTTTGCAGGTGAAGTAAATTCAAATATTGTACCAAATACAACTACTGATTTTAATTTGGGTTCAGATTCAAAACGATGGAATACTGTTTATGCTAGAAATCTTGAAGGATTAACTAATGTTGATATTGAAAATCTATATGTAACTGGCATTGCGACATTTAAAAATGATGTGCAGCTTCATGGTTATGCTGGTGTTACTTCTGTTAGATGGGATAAGAGTCAAAATTCATTAGAATTTATTGATGGTGCATATGCAACATGGGGTACTGGCAGAGATTTACAGATATATCATGATAGGAGTCTTGCTGATCAAACTGATTCTAATGGAGAATCTATTGTTGATGGTAGAACCTCAATAATTAAGGAGAATGGATCAGGTGGAATAGTATTTAAGTCAAATGGTGGTGATGGACCAGGAGCATATCAATTCTTTGATCAAGGTTGGCGACCATTATTAAAAATGCATGGTGGTACTAATGCAAGAACACTTCTTTATGCTAAAGGTATTCCACGAGTAGAAACATCTGGAGTTGGTGTTACTTTCTATGGTAATGCTGGTATCAATTCAATGACTGTATCAGGCATTGCTACTTTTTATGGACCTGTTCATGATAAGGATGGACAAGTGGGTGCTGCTGGTTCTTTATTACAATCAACTGGTTCTGGTGTAGATTGGGTTAATGCTACAGGTTTATCTGTAGATAAGGCAGAGCAGGTTAGAATATCACAAAAGAGTAATGATGATACATATTATCTAACATTTGTCAATAACAATGCTGATGCATCTTTTGAGGGAATTTGTGTAGATGATACTACTTTAACTTGGAATCCAAGTACTGATTTACTTACTATTCCGAATATAAAACCTACAAGTATAAAGGATACAAGTGGTGGATCAGGAACTGGTCAGCAAGTTATAACAGCAGATGGTTCTGGTGGATGGACTTGGGAAAATAATGAGAGTGGTGGTATCGGTACGGTATTTGTTAAACAATTTACTAATGCATCTAGTTCATCAATAGCACCTTTTATTCCTGTTCCTGTAGAGAGAGTTTGTACTTCTTATATCACTGTAGATCAGACTACATCAGGTATTGCTACTATTGGTATTGCAGAAACTAGTAATGCTTATGGAAATAAGTATGTTCAGGATGATGATCCTACTTCTGTTGCAGGTGGTAGTTTAACTGTTTGTGACGGTGATATATGGTATGATACTTCAACATAAATAGACAAAAGATATAAATTATGGCATTAAAGGTAAGAAAAGATGGTGCTTGGGTAACTATTGCCGATACAGGCATTAAGGGAGAAAAGGGCCAAAAAGGTGAAAAGGGTGAAAAGGGTTCTAAAGGTGAGAAAGGACAGAAGGGCGAAAAAGGACAAAAAGGTGAAAAGGGAACTGAAGGATTTAAGGGTGAGAAAGGACAGAAGGGGCAAGAAGGTGATAAAGGAGAAAAGGGTGAGAAAGGTACTAAAGGGGAAGCTGGAGAAGTAGCAGAAAAAGGACAGAAAGGAGAGAAAGGGCAGAAAGGAGAACAGGGTGATAAAGGGCAGAAGGGAGAACAGGCTGAAAAAGGAGATAAAGGTGATAAGGGACAGAAGGGTATTAAAGGTGACTTTAAAGGACAGAAAGGTCAAAAGGGTGATGTAGAAGAACAGGGTAATAAAGGACAAAAAGGAGAAGAGGGTGATAAAGGACAAAAAGGTGAAAAGGGTGCTGTAGAAGAACAGGGTAATAAAGGTGAAAAGGGACAGAAGGGTATTAAAGGTGACTTTAAAGGACAAAAAGGTGAAAAGGGTGATGTAGAACAACAGGGTAATAAAGGTGATAAGGGAGAAGAGGGTACTAAAGGACAAAAGGGTGACTTTAAAGGACAGAAAGGAGAAAAAGGACTTAAAGGTGATGTAACACAAAAAGGTGCTAAAGGTGAACCATCTGATGAAAAAGGGCAAAAAGGTGAAAAGGGTGCTGTAGAGGATAAAGGTAATAAAGGCGATAAGGGACAGAAGGGTATTAAAGGTGACTTTAAAGGACAGAAAGGACAGAAAGGACTTAAAGGTGATGTAACACAAAAAGGTGCTAAAGGTGAACCCTCTGATGATAAAGGACAAAAAGGTGAAAAGGGTGCTGTAGAGGATAAAGGTAATAAAGGTGATAAAGGAGAAAAGGGACTTAAAGGTGACTTTAAAGGACAGAAAGGACAGAAAGGAGTTAAAGGTGATGTAGAAGATAAAGGTGCTAAAGGTGATAAAGGATTAAAGGGACTTAAAGGTGCTACTGGAGCAGTTGAGGGTGGAGCAGTTCCTGATGGTGCTATTGTTATGATTGAATCTATAACAAGCTTGCCATCTAGTTGGAAGGTGTGTAATGGTACTAATGACACACCAGATTTAAGAGACAGATTTATTTTGGGTGATGGTGGTAATAAAACAGATGAAAATGGTTCTGTTTATGGAACAACAGGTGGTCATTGGGATGGAATGGTATTAGGACACTTCCATGGAGGTGAGACTTTTGCTATTAAATCATGGAGTAAACATACTGGTGCAATTAGAGGTATATCCGAAGCATTTAATGATGGTGGTGGTACTGCTGATGGTTTGTTTGCTCCAAGCAAACCAGATCCTAGATTGGATGCAACTAACGCAAGATATGCTGATAGAGGTAATTGTGGAACGGTTCTTTTAGATCTTGGAGATTGGCACACTAATACTCACCAACATAGTCTTAATACTTGGGGAGACCCTTATGATAATAACAGTTATGAGTATCCTAGTAATGAAAATATTCCTACTGCATGGACACAAATAGGCCTTGGTATGGATAATAATAGAAATGCAGGTGCTTTGAATAGTAATCCTAAAGGAGCTAACATACCACCATATTATAAATTATACTTTATTAAATTTGGTGCTTGACATATTAAATCTAGTATGATATAATGAAAAAATAGTGTAAGTACAATTCAATGGATGATGATACAGTATTGGGAATTGTAGTTGATTTATGTTCTCGTAGGTT